AACGGATCTCCCGGTAAAGGAGAACCCAACAGTGCAGATTTACTATCCCTTACATAAATCAGGCGCAAGCGGAGCAATAGTGCAGCGCATAACTAGACAATCAGAAGGATTAAAAGGTGCATTTCAATTAGTAAAAGGTAGAAAAATGTCAGAGAACTGGCTTTTTACTTACACTGACCCAAACTGCACGCATCATGACACGTGTGGATGTCAATTGAAAATAACTGGACGAGGAAAGGATACGTCTGGTTTATCTTGGGAAGGACCTCCCCTAACGGTTAAGGAGCAGCTTTTTGAGGCGGCTATTTGGATGGAATCTTGGTCTCGGGCGCAAAATGGTATTGAGATAGACACTACAGAACAATACCTTCGAGCGAAGATAACAAAAGAATCCAGTATACGCCTTATAGATGCTCCTATGAAGGTCATGCCATCGTGGCCTACTGATGTTGTTCTTCCATCTCCATCTCCGGAGATACAACTTGCGTTGAAGCGATCTGATTATATTGATTTTGAGGAAATGGGTTTCTCTTATTCCTATGAAGAAATGGAAAAGTGGGTTTGGACAGACACCCCAGTAGATGTTCCTCCATTATGGGCGCTAGCAATGAAAGTAGAGTCTAAGTGGCATTGGGCGTGTGGAAAGACTAATGGCCGCCCTCATGCAGTTTCTGGAATGGATAAGATGTACCCCAGAAAGCTTCCGGATGCTATTTTGAAATTTGATAGGACAGAACCTACCGAGAAAATGAAAGAAGCACTTCAGCTGACTGAGCCTATTCTCAGTAACATGTATCGTATGATGGGAGTAGACTTGACAAAGAAGCGCCCGTGGATTTGTTCCTTGAAGTTGGTTAAAGACATGTATCTGGGAGCTGCAAGTGGCCTGATGCCTACCCAGACTGATGTTATTAAGATAGCCCATGATGAATATGTGAAAATATCTAATAGAGGTAAGAAAATAGATTTTCATGAGCAAGTTCTCTTGCAGTTGTACAAGCTTATTGTGTGGAATATTGAGCCTAATATTCTTTGGGTACCCCCTCCTAAGAACGAAGTCTTCTTTGAGTTTGTGAAACAATGGAATGATATGGATTGGGCAGCCTTTCTCAATAAGGTGAGATTGTTTAATATCCCATCTTCAGTTCTGATCTATATAGAAAAGATGGCCTTTCTTGAACGTCACTTACTTGAGCGTGGTAAGCAAATACGTATAGGAAGTAAATGGCCTCATGGTGGTAGCGATTCTTTAGCAGAATGTCTTGGTGTAGACATACATAATTGCTGGACGAAAGATATTATCGAAGGGGACTTTAAAGGCTTTGATCAATCTGTTCGTAATCCCTGCATGAAGGTCTATAACTCAGTAAATTCTATTCATTTTGATGAAGAATGTAAGGATTTTCCCATTTTGGAAAGACTCTGTAAGTTTGTGATGAAAGTTTGCTGTTATCGTGTTACTTACATATTTGCTGGAGTTTGGGCAGTTATCAAGGGTTCAGTTGCCTCCGGTAAGTTTAACACTTCTCATGAAGATTCCTGGATTACGTCCTTTGTTTTTTCAGGTTTCCTTATGTGGATGTTGTTTAAGACCCCCTTGAGTGATCAGGAAGAGGTTGAGCTTTACATTATAGCAGTAATTAAAATGGTCTGTTATGGGGATGATCATTTATATCGCGTGGGAGTTTCAAAATGGTCAGTTTTGTTTGGTGGTGAGCAGTGGTCTTTCTACTGCAAGGAGTACTGGAATATGGACGTGAGAGATTTGAAGACTGTTTCATATTGTTCTAAGCATTGCAACGGATGGATCACTGAAATCGGAGCTTGCTTTCTTAAATACGTACAGGTGCTAAATGAGAATAATAATATGCCAGGTCAGCCAACTTTTCTTCCGTATCGAGAAACCAGAGATTTTGTGGTCCGAGCTGTCTATTCAAGGGAGCCTAAGGTGAGAGATGCGATAGATGTGATGTTGTCCGTTATAGGTCAGGCGTATGCAACTTACGCCTCCAATATTAATGCATACAACAGGCTTCGTACATTTTACCAGCAGTTGTATGATACCATCAATGACAAATCATCCTTACAGGAGAAGATGGCTCAAAGACTCCTTGATGCGAAGGATATTCGTAGGATACGC